CGAGTAAAGAAATTTTCTAACTTCGCGTCATTAGAATCTTGCAAAGAACGAGTAGGATCCATAGTATTATCAACATCATACAAATAAGGATCAACCTGATCACCGAAGGAAACATTCTCGTAAGAAGATTTCCCGGACATTCGCATGATATTATTATCATCTGTTGTACCTGATTGAGGTTCAAAACCAGAATGGGCGTCAAAGCAACATTGACAATGTTTACCATAATAGCCACAGCCGACACAATAATTGGCGCCAAGCCAATCATCTTGTCTTTCGTAAATCGTGTGCAAATCCTTGCTCGATTTAACATCCTTGAACCAATTCGGGGACGATTTATATTTACATCGCTTCGTCTCCATAGCGATTGTTTTATTAGTTTTACAAGTTTTAGTAAGCACAATATACATCTGATGGGTACACTCAAACCACATCAGGCGTCATGTTTTGTTTGGTAGTCAACCTCCCCTAAATAGGGGTATCGCGCGAGGGCGACACTAATATGTGCTAAGCCTATATACAATAATACAAAATATGAAAAACATTAATATACACGGTAACCATAAACACACAGCACTCTTCAACTATATACAAAAACCCCATGGCACAAACGGGGCGATTTTATTAAGGAAATCTCGAAACCTATAAATCAGAAAACACAGGAGTTGATACTTTAGTGGAAATATTATCCACGCTACTATCATACTTTGTTTTCCAAAGTGCCACCCTTTCATCAAAATTTACGTCTAATTCGGTACAAAGGTGGCGAATTCCCGTACGAGCAGCAATCTCATCCAATTGAGCGCGACGTAACTCGTATTTATCTCGTCCGTGATTAAACCATTCACGTAACGATGTGTCTATGTTCTGAGCACAAGCATGCTCCTCAGTAAGAGGAGATGACTTATCTCTAACATAACAGTGCAACATCTTAAAACATGACTTCTCAGCCAATGCGCCAACATGTACACCAAGTTCGGGTATAAGAACACTACTCCGTTTGAGAAATTCAAACTCATCCGGAGGTAGAAAATCTAACAAATCCCCTGTTTTGTTTGGCATGGTATAT